AGATCAACAATCAGAAGCTAAGATATCGGGAACATCATCAGAGAATTTCTCTATGCTTGAAACTAAATTAAGGTTAGACGAAAATTGATTAAGGCAGATAAATATAGGCCAGTAGTCTTTGATAAAAGCGCAAAGAAATTAATCAAAGGGTCTATAGATCATCATAATTATTGGAACGAACAAATAAGAAGATGCAAAGAGGGCTGGACGCCTACAGGTGGAACGTTTATGCCTGGAGCATATTATTTTTATTTAAATTTTTCTAAGATACACGCATATGATGAGAAAACTGGAAGAAAGAAAATGCTACCTCCTTCTTATCGAGATCAAGACCACGAGTATTATACTGCAATACATGAAGCTAAAGAGGGTGGTTATGGTATAATAGTAGGTAAAGCAAGGCGTAAAGGGTTTTCATTTATGAATGCCAATATACTATTAGCTGAATGGAGTTTATATCCTGATAGTGAAAATGGTATAGGTGCTCAAATGGAACATTATGTACAAGATTTTAGAAAAAAGATGATGCTTTCCTATTATTCATTACCTACAGAAATGCGTAATCAGACATTACATAATAATGAATTGTTATTACAGTCTGGATATAAAGAAAAGGAAGAAGGTCAATGGATTGAGAAAGGAACTAAAAGTATGATACATTTTAGAGTGATGGATAAGCCAGATGCTTTTCGTGGAACTACAATGACATATTGGGTATTGGAAGAAGCTGGAGAGTTTAAGAAATTAAAGAAAGCATATTACGCAAATGAAGAATGTTTTCGTGAAGGAGCAATACAGTTTGGTGTTCCTATAATTGGTGGAACTTCAAATCAGATAAGCAATGAGAGTGAAGATTTCATGGAGATGTATTATAATCCTGAAGAATATAATTTAAAGAAGATCTTTATTCCTGCAAACAAGGTATATCATGGATTTTTTGATTATAAAACTGGTATATCTGATACGGAAGGTGCTACTGAACACATAGAATCAAGAGCTGCTGAAAAGAAAGCTTCAAGAGATAAAGCATTATATTATGCCTTTCGTCAAGAAATGCCTCTTAAAGAAGAACATATGTTTCTTCAGG